AAATCATCCTCCGTCTCAATCAAAAATTCTATCTTGAAGCGCACAACGCCTTCGTCATGGAACTGAAAGAAAATTATGCCACTGCCTTCGCTGACTACGAAGGGTGGCGGCAGGAAGCCACCGATCACTTTGATGATCCACACCAGAAGAAGGCCCTAAGAGTACAGGCCATGGAAGACGTCCTAATCGGGGGCGTCAAACGTTGCACATGGGCTAATAACCTATGGTTGACGTACGTCACCTATAAGATGAAAAAGAACGAATGGGCCAAGCCTGGGAAAGAACCTCGGATGATCGGAGACCTCAAGGTCCCCGCCAGTCTGCAGGGTTTCCGGGTCACCAATTACCTTAAGTCGGCACAGAAACGCGATGTCTTCACGGACAATGCTGTGTTCCACTTTTGCGCCGGACCTAGCCATGAACAGCTAGGTGAGGTGTTTTCAAATCTCATCGCTCCTCCACGCAAATACTATTTTGCATATTTTTCCGACGACTCGTGTCTGGCCATACGCACCTCCACAGGTGTGGTTACCCGATACAATGTCGATATCTCCTCGTGTGATGCGAGCCACGGTCCCACGCTATTCAGATCCTACCAGGACACTGTCAGCGGGGATGCGCATAGAGACATCGGAATGTTAATCGACCAACTACGCCTACCTATCCGCGTGTACGACCTCGGACAACGAAAGGCCTACGTCGAGTTGGAGAATATAGATAACGATCCTACCCTTTACTCGGGATCCACTGTAACGACAAGTGTCAACAACTTCGCCTCACTTATGATCGGTCACGCTATTTCTGAAAGCAACGCCGAGACACCTGAGGAGATAATTGCCGCTGCACGTTCAGTTGGTTACATCATAACCCTCGAACGTTGTGAGCTCATTGAGGACATCCAATTCCTCAAACATTCCCCCGTCTTAGACGACACGGGGGAGTGGCGCCCGCTACTCAACATTGGAGTATTGCTGCGTCTCTCAGGGACGTGTACCGGCGACTTACCAGGCTCTAAGAACCAGAGTCTCGGGTCGCGTGGTTCCACGTTTCAACGAGCATTACTACAAGGTGCGTTCCCAAGATCCTCCTTCCCCTTAATCGACAATATGAAACACGTCGTTAAGGGTGCGGACTGTGCAAAGAAACTTTCTGTCGACCGGCTCGTCGCCAGGACTCTTGCCTACAAGGTTAGTGATACACTCACCGCCTCGTTCAAGAGCGAAGACGTTTACCGCCGTTACAGACTTCAACCGTACCAAATGCGTATGGTCGACGTCGACTTCGGTCTCGGCAACGTCGGAACTTTCCATCACAACACAGCTTTGTCTTCCATTATGGAACGAGACTACGGCCTCCTGGCCAACTGATCTCCATGCATAACCATGACATCAATCTCTCCGCAGAGTAGACTCCCGGTCTCAAAACGGGTTTCCTAACTGTTAC